ATTCGAGTGTGAGCCAGACAGGCGGGGAAATTAGAAATTAGCAAATTGATAAAAAATGGACGTAACAAAAGAACAAATCAAACAATGGAAAGCGAAGTACAAAGAAGTATTTGTATTGCGAGTAGATGACAAAGTAGCATACTTGAGAACGCCTGACCGCGCTACCCTGAGTTATGCTTCGACATTGGCAACGAAAGACCCGATGAAGTTTAATGAGGCTATCCTTACCAACTGTTGGTTGGGAGGAGATGAAGAGATTAAGACTGATGATGCACTTTTCCTTTCGGCAAGCAGTAAGCTTGGCGAATTGATACAAATTAAGGAAGCTACCTTGGAAAAGCTTTAAGCAGTGCGGAAATTGACGAGCCTCGGGATTGGTTGCGTATTACCAATGCCTCACTGCGTTACTATATGCACATTGCCAATCCCGATGCCCTCAATGATACTGAGTGGGCTATGCGAGTGAAAGAACTGGAATGGATTCGCCAAAAGGAGAGTGAATCGTATGGAGAATAAAAAAGTAAAGAAAAAAGTTTATAAATGGCAGAAAATCCAAAAAACACGATATCTTCTTTCTTTGATCAGACTAAAAGGTTAAAGGAGGTGGTTAATAACATTATAGACCCTATCTCGTCTTTACAGAAAATATTTAAGCAAGGTTTTACGGCAGACACCCAAAAGATGAGTCTGGCTACTTTTGTGCAAGGTAATATGCAAAAGGCACAAGAAATACATCAGAATCTCACACAATACAGTGGGCAAACGGCTTATGAAGTACCATCGCTTGTGAAGGCTCAAGAGAGTTTGATGGGAGCAGGGTTGGTTCCTGAAGGAGCATTAGGAATGCTCAAACAAATAGGAGATATTGCCTTGGGGGATAGCAAAAAGATAGAAACCTTAGCTACTGCCTTTGCCAAAGTGACCACACAAGGGAAGTTACAAGAAGCTACACTCACACAGATGCAACAGGCAGGATTTAATCCTTTGCAAGTGATAAGTGAGCGGACGGGCGAGACTATGACCTCTCTGCAAGAGCGAATGGACAAAGGAGGAATTTCGGCAAGAGAGTTGGCTGAGGCTTTCCGATGGGCAACTGACGCACAAGGAGATTTTTATCAAGGAGCTGAGAATGTGAACAGCACTTTACAAGGCAGGTTTACAGTTTTAATGGCTTCGATAGAATCTATAGCTGTAAAAGTATATGAGGTTATAAGTCCGTTGCTGATTCCGTTGGTAGCACTTTCTACGATGGTATTTGGTGCTTTGAATGAAGGATTGAGTTGGTTTATTCAAAAACTTCAAGAGGGGAACCCCATAATCCTTGGTATTGCAGGAGTGTTAGGAGTATTTATTACAGCTATCACATTGCATAACACTTATATGGCTATTGCTGCGGCGTGGCAGAACCGACTATCGTGGGCAGTAATTAAAACGAACTTAGCTTTTTTAGCTAATCCTATTGTATTGATTATAGCAGGCATTGTGGCACTTATTGCTATCATCACTTATTGTATTGTAGGTGTGAGTGGTTGGGGCAAAGCGTGGGATAACACTGTGCAAGGAATGAAATACTTGTGGGAAGCCTTTATTCTCACCTACAAAGCTCATTGGAATACGGCGGTCAATGCTTTTATGGCAGGTGTAGACCTCTGTAAGTTGGCTTGGTATAAGTTTAAAGAGGCTGTAGGTTTGGGAGATAGTAAAGAAAACCAAGCGATGATAAGCCAAATACAAAACGACTTGCAAGAACGTGCCAAATCGGTAGCAGAAGGCTATAAGAAAGCAGGTGAGGCAGGAGCTAAAGCAAAAGAATATTTTGGTAAAGCGTGGAACTCTTTGGAGTTTAAGAGCCTTTCGAGTGTGAAAGACGGGCTAATGGGCAAGTTAGGCATAGGGCAAACGGGACAAAAAACAAGTCCGTTAGCAACACCTATTGCCAGCACACCTTTTTCAGAGATGGGTAATAAAACCAAAGATAATATTGTAACAGGAGGTACCCGTCAAACGCATATCAACATACAGATAGGCAACTTGGGCACGGATACCAAAGTGTACGTATCATCGGTACGGGAAGGAGTGGAAAACTTTGGGGCACAACTAAAAGAAGAGCTTTTGAGAATTGTGAACAGTGTAAACCAAATGCAAACAGTGTAATTTATGGAATTTGATATAAAAGAACTCACCGCACGGGCTTTTTTGGACTATGTAGGTCCAGCATTTCCGCAGTGGTGGGCAAACAATAAGACGAAATTTGTACTGCCGAGTTTGTCTAATATTAGTGAGGCACGCAGTAATGGCAGTCAGTATTTTATGACGTTAAAAGTGGCTGATAAATCGGGGGAGCAGACGGTTTTCCCCAATGAGCCTTTGGTGAGTTTTTCGCTTACTAAAACCATTGTAGAAACGGCAACGGTAGGCAAACAACGCAAAGGTAAGGTCAAGGAATATATCACTACTGAAGATTGGCAAATTACCATAAGAGGACTGTGTGTAGACTCCCAAAATCCCGATCAATATCCTACGGCACAAGTACAAAGCCTTAACAAATTGTTTGAAAAGAATGAGAGTTTGGAGGTGATAGGCAATAAGCTCTTTACTCTTTTTGACATTGGTAACATCGTGCTCAAAGATATTAGCTTTGAGGAAATGGAAGGCAAAGAAGGTATACAGAAGTACACCATTAAAGCTGTATCGGATATGGACTTTTATGCGGAATTAGACGAGAAACGAACCCAACTTAACAAGATATACTAATGTTTGTATTACAAGCGATTATAAAAATAGGTGATTACACTTTTAGAGCACTACACAACGTTAAAATCACCAAATCGGTAGACGAATTGGCGGACACCTGTACGATTGAACTGCCAACCCATTTTAAAGTAGCCAAAGGGGGTGAAAGCCTTTATACTGAAAAGGCTATCAAGGTGGGTGACAAAGTGAGTGTTACCCTTGCTTATGAGGGTGTGTATAGCGGAGTGGAGTTTGAAGGCTATGTAAAGAAGGTTAAACCGAGCATTCCTGTAAGCATAGAGTGTGAAGACGCTATGTACTTACTTAGACGTAAAAATATCAGCAAGTCGTGGCAAAAAACAACACTTAGAGAAGTATTGCAGGAAGTTGTGAAGGACACGCCTATTGTGCTGGCGGACAATATTCCAGAAATGCAGTTAGACCAGTGGATTATTCGCAATGCGAACGGTACGCAGGTATTGGAGAAGTTGAAAGAAGAGTTTAGGCTAAGCGTTTTTATCAATGATGAAGGCAAGCTGTACGCAGGACTTTCGGAGCTTACCAATATAGGGCAAACAGCGCGTTATGACCTCAATTACAACATTGTTGCCAATGATTTGGAGTATAGGACTAAGGAGGAACGCAAACTGAAAGTACGTTACACTTATATCGACAAAAACAATAAAAAGAAGACAGTGGAAGAGGGTGATCCTGATGGTGAGCTAAGAACCTTTTATACTTCGGTAGTGAGTGAGGAACCTAAGCTACGAGAAATGGCAAGAGCCGAGATGGAAAGGCTGAAATACGATGGCTTTGACGGCTCTATAACGAGTTTCTTGGTCCCTTTTGCGACGAGGGGTATGCAAGCTCATATGATAGATAATGAATTGAAAGAGATAGATGAGCGCTACTTTATTAAGAAAGTAGAAATAACCTTCGGACGTAATGGCGCACGTCGACAAGTAACCATAGGAGCAAAATTATGAGTATAGACAGAGAATTAGCAGAAGGGCTTAGGCAGATAGGAAGACGCAAAACACCTACCATAGCCGTAGAAGTGATATCGGTAGACAAAGCACAAGGCACGTGTGAGGTGAAGGACGACGAGCTACAATATACCGTGCGCTTAGCTTCGGTGATTAACGATAATGCTGAGCGGTTTTATCTCTTCCCCAAGGAGGGGAGCAGTGTGTTGATAGCTTCGATTGGGGAAGACGAGAACCGCTACTACGTGGTGGCTTATAGTGAGATAGAGAGCGTGAGCTTACGTATAGAAGAAACACAGCTTACAATAGACAAAGCAGGCTTGCACTTGCAACGCGGGGAAGTGGATTTAAAAAGTCTTTTAAACGAGCTTCTAACGGAACTTAGAAACGCGGTGATACAAACACCTTCGGGTGTAGGAAATTTTTCTCCGAACAACGTGATGAAGTTTGAGGAGATTAATAATAAGATAAACGAATTATTACAGTAATCAGTAGTTAGTAGTCAGTTGCAAGTACTTGCAACTGACTACTAAAAACTAAGCACTAAACTTATGGCATTAGATAAACAAGCACTAAAAACAGGAATTATACGCCTGCAACAAGAAATGCTTACTAAAACAGAAGCAGGAATGGAAGAATATGCCGAACGACTTGCCTCTCTCATTGAAGCTTATGTAAAGAGTGGAGAGGTAATAGTGCAAACGGGCATACCTGTACTGGCAGGCACTTATACAGGAGTTACTACTGGTATGGGAAAAGGAACGATTAATTAGTAGATTAGTAAATTATCATAATAACACAATGGGAATAATCATAGAAGGACTTAAAGAGCATTTTGTATCGTTTATAGGAATGGTACTATCGGGAGTAGTGGGTTGGTTCTTTGGTAGACCTAAGCAACGTATGGAACTACAGACCAGCGAACTTGAGAATGTGGATAAAGCCGTGAAAATCTATCGAGAAATGATAGAAGATTTAGGGGCTAAATACGCAAGTGCTATTGAGGAGCTCAAAAAAGCAAATCAGCGTATTAAAGATTTAGAAAACTCTGTTGAAGGGCTATTAACTGAATTAAAGAAATACAAGCAATTAAATGGAAAATCAAAAGAATAATGCAAGTAGTAGTTTTACATAATCAGAGTCTTTTAGACCTTGCTTTACAGCACACAGGGACTATTGAAAGCATCTTTGATTTGGCAATGCTCAACAATTTGAGTATTACCGATGATGTGGTAGCAGGAAAAGTATTAACAATACCTACAGAATCATTCACTAATAATGATATTTTGACCTACTACATCGCAAAGAAGATACAGCCTGCAACTGCTTTTACGCAAGAGGACAAAAAAATAAGCGAACGCCAGGAAGGTATTAGCATATGGGCGATAAACTTAGATTTTGTCGTGAGCCACAACGGACAGTAATTATTCACTTTTCACTATTTACGGAATTATGGCACGTACAATACAAGAAATACAACAGATTATCTATAATGCGAAAGAGCGAGAAGACGCTCTAAACGGACTTAACTCAAACTCAAGAGTAGCTATATGGCGACTGTGGGTTTATATTATCTCGGTAGCTATTTGGAGCTTAGAAAAGTTATTCGACTTACATAGGACAGATATTGATAAACGCCTTACTGAATTAAAACCTCATACTGCACGGTGGTATAGAAGTAAAGCCCTTGCCTTTCAGTACGGTTTTGACCTCTTGCCCGACAGCGATAAGTTTAACAATAAAGATAAGACAGAGGCACAGGTAGAAGCGAGTAAAATTATAAAATATTCAGCCGTAGTGGAAAGCAATGACGGTAGGTTGATAGTAAAGATAGCCACTGAAAACGGAGGAAGGTTACAGCCTATTACAGCAGATGAGCAAAATGCTTTTAGCAGTTATTTATCAGAAATTAAAGATGCAGGAGTGCGTACTACGGTTATTAATTATCTGCCAGATAAGCTCGTACTAAACCTTGATGTGTATTACGACCCGTTAGTATTGGATAGTAATGGAACCGATGTGCTTTACGGCAAACGCCCTATACAAGAAGCCATAGAGGGTTATCTAAAAAACTTACCTTTTAACGGAGAGCTCATAGTAGCCCATCTTGTAGATGCTTTGCAACAAGCTAATGGAGTGAAAATACCACACTTAAAAGAGCTCAAGACAGCGTGGATAGACCCTGAGACCAAAGGCTATGGAGCATTACAAAACATAGGAGTTACTCAAATACCGAAAAGTGGTTACTTTGAGGTAGATTGGAATGCTTCACAAATAAAATACATCACAAAATGATATTTAATTTCAATATAGAAAAATTGGTTATCCTACTTATCCCTTCCTTTTTGCGAAAGTCAAAGATGGTAGGGTGGATAAGAATGCTTAGTGCTCCTATCAGTCAGTTGCATTATGATTTTATTCAGAAGAGAAATTTGGATATTAAAAAACTTGGACTAAATGGACAGGTGTGTTACTTATGCAAAGCACTAAATGATGCATTTGATAATGAGCAACGGCGCATACGCATATGGGACGGTAATCAGTATAAAGGACAGTATCTTTATACTGAAGGAGAGCAAAAACCGAAGTTTTTAGGGACTATGTATTTACATCGTGAGGTAGATTACAGCGATACAGGAGTAGACTTTATCGTAAAAATACCTTTGGAGATATGGGAGGCGAAGAAGATTTCTACAAGTGAAATAGGGAAGTACCGTTTCTTTGAGATAGAAGCCCTAATAGATTTTTACAAATTAGCGAGTAAACGATATATTATAGAAGTATAGAAATTATGAACAGTATTAATGTAAACCAAACGGGAGGTTTCCCACTAACTACCGATGTATTAAGTTATATGCAGAATGCTTATAAGATATTCAATGCAATGAGTGGTATTTCAGGAGATTTAATTATTCTTTCGGGGTGTGAAGTAGTAGGGAACACGGTGTCAGACGGAGTAGTAGCCATTGAAGGAGAAATATACCCTTTTCAGGGTACGACACTTGGCTCTCACGTGTTTATTAAGGAAGTGAACACATCTAAAATTTTTGAAGACGGCTCACAGAAAACAGTACTTGTGGAGAAAGTAGCTACTTTTGGCAGTAGTACAAAGAGTTATCCGTGGGAGAGCTTCAGACGAGTGTTAAGTAACAGACAAATAGAAGAGAAATCTTTTACAGAAGAAACCTCTTTGCTGAAGCGCTTGGAGAAATTAGAGGAACGTGTAAAGAAAACAGTGCCCTTGGGGTTGGTGACAATATGGGGAAAACCAGCTAACATTCCTTTACCAGAAGGCTGGCGAGAGTATGAACCTTTACGAGGACGTATGGCTGTGGGCTATGATCCCAATGGTAACAGTAGCTACCGATTAGAACAAATATTATTTGCAGGAGGTGAATTGGAACATACCCTTACAGTTGCAGAAATGCCGAAACTGACGATACCTTATAAAGATATATATTATTCTGAAAATGGAGGGACAGTTTATATTCACGGGGGTATTGGTTCGGGAGATACTGATCACGATAATAGAGGATTAGAAATGGATAGAACAACGATATTTAGTGGAGGTGAAAAACCTCACAATAATATGCCTCCTTACCGAGTGATTCGTTTTATAGAATTTGTAGGATTTTAATTTTTAAACTAAACGATATGACAGCAATAGAAACATTAAAGCAGTGGTTTTCTAACCTTAAAAAACCAACACAAGAGCAGTTCTGGGCGTGGTTAGATAGTTTTTGGCACAAGAGCGAAAAGATACCAATGACAAGCGTAGAGGTCTTAGACAAACTCGTAGAAGGCACGGCTTCAGCTGAACAATTGAGTAATCACCTAAACGATACACAAGCACATAAGGTGTTATTTAACAAAAAAGTGGATAAGGTAGAGGGGAGAGAATTAAGTTCTAATGACTTTACTAATGAATATAAAGAGAAGTTAGAGGGGCTTCATCAAGTAGATATTTCGGGACTCTTACCAAAAGGAGGATACGAGGGAACGGGCAGGGAGCTCAAAGACGCTATCGACAGTCTTCAAACCAAAATGGGTCAGGTAGAGACGACTCTTTCCGTAGATGATACAGACTTTGACACCTTGCAGGAAATCGCAACCCAAGTGAAATCTAACAAAAACCTTCAAACATTACTTACTAAAAAAGTAGACAAAGAAGACGGAAAAGGGCTATCAACCAATGATTTTACTACAACTTTGAAGGAGAAGTTAGAAGGTATTTCACCATTTTTAGGCAAGTTTATTACTGGTAATCTTATCACAGGCGACACAGAATTTTTTCCAAATTTAGAAACTGGAATGGAAGAATGGGGTTCTTTCACTTTTCAATTATTTTATCCAATGGGAGTAGGTGAGTATATATTAAGTTACTCAGGATCTCCGTTGGGAGAAGGTATGTTTATAAATTTAATAGATACTTCAAATTCGGAAAAGGAAGTTGTTGCATCTCTATTATCGAAAGAACGTGTAAATGGGATGAATACATATTTCTACCTTATTAAGAATGAGGTAGATTTAAAAACAGGTCTCCCCCTTTATTCTAATTCTTATTTCTCTATAAAAGTTAAGTATCACAAAGATAGGTATCTCTATGGTTTGCAATTGAGAAAGCTTGAGACATTTCCTCTATGGGAATTTCACCAAAATACGTATGTTAGTTATGGTTTAATATGTAATGATTATGATGTTAAAATGGGTCGTTGTAACCTTGTCGATACAAAAGGTGATAATAAAGGAATTAGTATTCGTTACGAAGAAAATAGTTTATTCTCAGTGGTAAAGATAGGAGATGATGTAGGTAAAATTACCTTTATCTGCGATAATGTAATAGAGGGAAATCACGAAATTACTGGTAAAGCAGGCTCTCGTGCTGAAGGAGTATGTAATGGAGGCAAAGTATATATCACAGTTTATAACCGAGAATAAAAAAACACTAAAAAAATGAAAAAAAGCATACGCAACATCCGCTACCTCGTAGTACACTGTTCCGCTACCCCCGAAGGGCGCGACCACACCGCCAAAGATATAGCCCTTTGGCACGAACAACGAGGCTTTAATGAGATAGGCTACAATTACATTGTCCGTCTCGACGGCACCGTAGAACTCGGCAGAGACGTCAATAAGATACCTGCTCACGTCACTAACCACAATAAGGATAGCATCGGCATCTGCTACATTGGAGGCATCGACAAAAACACCCTTCAACCCAAAGACACCCGTACGTCCGCACAAAAAGAAGCCTGCCGCTTAAAACTTTTCAACTGCGGCAGTCATCCTATTTATTTTTGCGTAAGGCTGAAAACACCGTCCCAGTTATCCGCAGGCGGCTTTTGGATAAAGGCCTCGCACTTGCGCAAATAGGCATCGGAGGGGCCGTCATCAGGCCGTTCATCGCGAAGCGCCTTAAAGAGCTTAAAGGCCTCCTTCCAATCCCGCCGGTCAAACACGCAATGCGCTTCCTCAAAACGGCGTAAAAAGTCAAGCGTTGCCGAATCGACAGCCTCCTTCAATTCAACCAGCTCCCATAACTGCACCGGCGTATTGATACCGACAACGCGCACACGGTCAAACCGGCGGGTAATAAATTCGTCGCCGATTTCGTTTTTCGTCATATCCGAAATCAAAAGCCATGAACCGTATTGCTTGTTTACGCCTTCCAAACGGGCGGCAAGGTTGACGGCATTGCCCATAATCGTATAGTCCATCTTCCGTTCGGTACCCATGTTCCCGACAACCATATCGCCGGTGTTAATCCCGATACGGGTTAAAAGCGGATTAGGACTCATACCTTCGCGCATAAAAAGCTCATTCAGCTCAACCTCTTTCCGCCGCATCAGCACTGCGGCACGGCACGCGAGGCGAGCATGTTCTTTATAGTCCACCGGAGCGCCGAAGAATGAGATGATGGCATCCCCTTCGTATTTATCGATAGTACCGCGCTGCTCTAAGATGATATCACTCATACCGGAAAGATAGATATTCAGCAGCTTAACCAGCTGTTCGGCATCGAGCGCTTCGCTTATCGTAGAAAAGCCCTTAACATCGGTAAACATGGCGGTAATCCATTTTTTCTGCCCGCCGAGTTTCAGCATCGACGGATCTTCTATTATTTCATTGATAACATCGCCCGAAAGGTATGTACCGAATGCTTTGCGGAGAAAACTTTTTTCGCGCTCACTGATGATGAACGACACCATCGAGTACGTTAAGAACGATACGAAGAGCGCCAACACCGGCGAAATGATAAAAGTATAAACGCCGGTTATATTGAATATCAGCTGATTCGCAACTAAAACAACGACAGAAAGCACAACCCCGGCGATAATTTGAATGAGGGTACTAAACGGACGGATGATAAAAATGATACCGAAAGAAAACACAATCGCCAGCAAAGCCGACACCCAAACCGGCGCTTGCCGCAAGAAATCCCGCTGTAAAATAGTATTGGCAACGGCAGCATGCGTACCGACATTCACATATTCGCTGTGAAAGGGATTAACCCCGATATCGGTCGTACCGGTGCTTGACCACCCGATAATACAAAAAGCATCCTTCAATTTACCGGCAAGCGCCTTTTCAAGCTCCGTATGCCGGGTATACGATGCAGCAGCATTTGCATAGAGCGTTTCAAAATCGGCCTTTACCTGATCGTAGAGTTCCGCATCTTCAGGATTCCCTGCTTGTTTTGCCTCGTCGAACAATGCAGCAACCGACGTACCGTAATCGATTTCAAAAAAGCTTTTTACCGTATCCCAATAGGTCTGCACAGCGGTAAGCCACGCATCCTTATCCTCTGCTGTCCCCGATTCAAGGGCTGTGCGGCGCAGTTCTTCGCTCTCAGTCCACAGCTGTAAGCACGTATCGATGGGCGCATATCCGGGACCGAGATTCCAGCCTTGATTCGACCGTAACAGGCGTAAACCGCTGGCCGTTTTTTCTCCGCTTTCGGCATAATCGATCAACAAATAGAAAGGAATATGTGTAAAACTATTCTGATAATTCTTTTTGGGCCAGCGGATCAGCATCATACCGTTAGAATCAAGCGGGATCGACACATTTTGCACTTTGCCGCCATACATCGCTCCGGTCAATGTAACACGGTTTTTATCAATAATAACTTCGGGAGAACCCAGTTTCTGCAGTAAAGGAGAAAAGGCAAGCTGCATAAACACCGTTTCGCCGATATTATCCGTCAACCGAATACGCCGTCTTACGCCGTCACTGTCGATGTACACATTGGTAAACCCCGCCCCCGCCGCCATACGGCTGATTTCCGGTATCGGCACCAAAGCGCTCTGCCGCCCTTCCGATAAGGGAGCATTCACTTTCAGCTTAGGATAGACAAACCGCTCCTTGGCAATCGCGTATAAATCTTCCGACTCTGCGTCGGGAGGATCATCCTGCATATTAACCGTGATAAACGACGAACCGAACAACCTCATTGCCTGCCCCAAATAGCTGTCATTCTCTATTGCAACTTGCTTTGTATGCCGATAGAGGCTATCGCGCGATTGGTCAATCAAACCTACCAATTCACTCCCGTATATGCCGGCTTCCCGCAAC